GTCATTAGCATTATTACCCCAGCCTTTCTTTTTGACTGTAGCATTTATAGTGCTTTTCATAGCATCATTTCTAGCTTTAACAGCTACCCAAATAGCCGATTGAGCTTGGTGTGGCTTGTAATCATGCTTATCTGCTATTGACTGTGTAATCCTCTCCATGATTTCATACTGTGCGCCACCCGGTACTTCTGAGTCTAAGCCAAACGCTCTAGCCATCCACATATCTTGAGTTGTTTCTGTGCCAGCTAATTTACTAGGGTCAATCTCTACCATTAGATTACGATAGAATGAATTAGTTTTTCTGCCTTCCCATGAGCCACCGTTAAGTATAGCTTCTATCTTTTTGCTTTGTGCCGCTGGAAATCTACCAGCTTCAATAGGTAGACCAGCTTTATATTGTGAGTAAGCTTTAAATGCAAAGCCTGTGTTTGTTTCAACAGAAGCTCCTTGACTTGTAATAGCTATTATCTGTGCAATCTTTTCAGCTTCTACTACGTCACCATTAACTAAATTAAGTATTTGATTAGATGAATCTTCATACCACATCCGAGCATCTTTACCTTCTACTGCTAATTTATCTAACTGAGTAATTAGTTTGTTTAACTTTTGTGGTGTATCGAATGTTGGTGAGAAACCTACATATGTTCCATCGTTACGCCTTTTAAATTCTGTTGATTTGACTAATGATTGTGGTGCTATCTCACTTAACAGACCTTTGTCTACTCCGGATGATGTACTAGTATTCCTTATTAGAGCATTCTCTTTTTGTAAGTATGCTGGTAATCTATTAGCTCTTTCTTGTGCTGTTAATGCAATGTCACCCTGAGTTTGAAATGATTCTAACTCACCTAACACTCTGTTTCTATAATTATCATTCCCTTTATTAATAGCATATTGTTCTTGTATTACAAGTTCTTTTTCTAAATCTATTTTTTTATCCCATAATTTAGATTTAGATGGGGGTGTGTCTGATGCATCCATTTGCAACTGAATATTATTTATTTGCGAACGTATGTCAGGAAGATTCTCTTCTATAGTGACTCTATCAGCTTCCATCCTCGGTGAACTCCCACCAGCATTATCTTCTATAGCTTGACCACCATGTTGGAATTCATGTGCTACTTTGCCTAGCATTAATTTTTTCGGGTCAAGCTCTCCTCTTTTTATTTGACCATGTTCTTCTAATGTTTTGCTACTCATTGGGTTAATTCCTATTTCAGGCACACCACCTGTTGTAGCATAATATCCAAACTGATTTGAGTCTAAGTTATATTTATAAGGCTTAACATCTATGTTTGCTAATTCAGGATATGCAGCAAATAACTCCGGGTGATTTAAATAATTATCACCTCTTACTATTGTGTTTGTATCCATAGTTTGGTCAGATATATCTTTAAGACTTGCTTGTGAGTCGTCAATCTCAAATCTCCATTTACCATCTTGTGCTAATCCAAATCCAGTTTCTTTCCATATTGTTTCAGCATCAACACCTTCGCTTGCTAATTGTTTTGCTTTGTTTAATTCAGCAGTCTTTCCAAGTCTTATAGCGGCTATCTCTCCAGCCATCATCTGTGAACCAAATCCTCCAGCAGTTCTACCACCGGGTAAAGGAAAGTTATCGTCTGCAAAGTTTTGTAGTTTTGCGGCGTTCTTAGATGAAAGTCCAAACATATTCTTTGGTAATGAACTATAGAGTAAACCTATATCTAGTCCATGTTGTTGAAAGATTTCACGTAAACCTTGTGGTGTACTTGCTAAATCTACAAGACTATTATACAAAGCTGATACAGTTTCTTCATTCTCTATATTTTCAGCAGACATAAGAGAAGTTCTATAGTCTTTAAAAGGTTTCTCGTATTTCTTTGGAAGTAACGTGTCATAAACTACATCACCTAAGTTAGTATTTGCACCATCAATAAGACTCATTAATCCTTTACCGGCTGCAACAGGGTCTGTTATTACATCAACACCAGCTTTTAATAAACCCGGAACTTGAGATGGTAAATTCTCTATAGTTCGTTCTGCTGATTTATAGAAATTATCTTCTGTTGTTGTTGGCTTCCCATCAAGCACAGCATCAGGCACACCAAGGGTTCGTAAACCTTCAACACTTTTATCAATTACGCTGTAAAGAGTTTCTTTTGGTTCACCAAAAAGTTCAAGCATTCTTGCGTCATATTCTTCTTTAGTTTCACGCTTCTCAGTTGGAGCTAAGAAATTATCGAGCAGACCATCAAATGCCTGACCGACCCAACTCTTTTCTTCCTCATCTAATAATCCAGCCATTAAACTATTCCTTGTAAGTTTCTTTTCATTGGTGTATCCCAAGACTCATTGTATGGCGTGTAACCAATAGCAAGATACCTCATTGAATCTGCCGCATGTGAACTCCAATCGTGTCTTGGTCTCATTCTCCACGTTTTACCATTGTCATCCCAATCGCGTGAGTAATTTAACAGAGCATCTATCAGCTTCTCACACTTTGTTTCATCAAAGAAACACTTGTCTAACATCTCTCTAACCTTTTGTATGCCATCATCTATTAACAATGAAGGTGCTATCTCTATATCTCTAATACCTAATCCTTCTAATGTCTCGATACGACTCTTACCAGTTCCAAGCTCTCTAACTCTAACGTCATGTGGAAATACATGCTGGTCATAAACGTATCCTTTGTCTTGTAACACCTTAGCGTAATGCTCTAGTCCAGCACCTGATGCCTCGTAGTAATCAATGACGTGAATTTCTGTACCAATAAACTGTGAGAAGACGATTGACGTGCTGTCTCCAATACCTAAATCCCAGCTTGTGACTACTCCTTTGGCTCTGTCATATCTAACCTTACCAATTCTGTCTTCATCCTTTGCTCTTCTCATCTCTGAGCTGTAGTAACTACCCTCTGAATATATTAAGAAACCGCCCTCCCAAATATGCTCATACATATCAGGTCTCTTTTCTCTGTCTTCTATGCGTTGGTCATCTAATACTTTTGGAAACCAAGGGTTGTCTGTGTAATTTAACTGGACTATCTTACAGTTGCTAGGAAAGGATGCTCTAAATCTTTCATGGGTTGCAGAATACTTTGACTCCGGATTCCACGTTACCCAAACCTCTGAGCTAAAACCTACAGATTTATCTTCCTCTCGAATACTGGGTAGTAGAACATCCCAAGCTCTACCACTTACATTCTCTGCTTCATCTACCCAAGCTAATAGTATGCGAGACTTTGATTTGATTGAGTCTAGTGAGCGTCTTAAACCAGCAAACGTATATGTAATCCGTCCGTCATGTGATTTAATATATTTGTCTCCTATATCATAATAGGCTTCAAGCCAAGGAATTGACCTAATAGCCGCTTTAATTTCTTCTAGGGATGATTCAGTTAGCGAGTTCATAAACTCACGTCCACACAGTATTGTGCCGGATACACCTGTGCTACCCCAACGATAACCAAAGACTGCACTCATTAATGCAAAGCTTCTTGTCTTACCTGAACCTCTTGAACCATAGCTGGCTCTAATTCTTGCTTCACCCTCAAAGACTGGCACGAGTTTAGGTGGGAGTTCTATCTCTTGTTTAACTACTTCTTCTACTACAGCTACCTTACTCATTAACCTTAGCTACTAATTGAATAATAGTTGGCGGCTTCATAGTCTCGTCTGAGCTAGTGTGGTCTATCTGTGTCTTATCTCCATACTTCTGCGGCACTAACTTAGAGGCTACCCATTTACGAGCGTCTATCTGCAACCTAGCGACTTGGAAGTTTTGATTGTCTGCTTCATCTGCAATAGCTAAGATTTGGTCAGCATGAAACTCACTTGAAATGCTTTTAGCGCGCGTGTATCTATCGGATAATCCTTCTATCTTATACATCCATCTGTACCAAGTATCAGCATTTGGAGTCCACTTCTCTTCCCTACACATACTGATTACACTTCTACCTGACGCTATCTCTTCAAGCATTCTCTCTTCTAACTCTTTAGTATATATGCTTGGTCTAGCCATTTAACTTATCTCCTCTAGGAAAATTAGTACCGGTTGTGCCATACAATCCGACTGTCCTTGCTATATTTTTATCTATATCTTTAATTGTTTCACCTGTAAGCTCTGAGCAATACTCAAGCAAGGCAATATACAAATAAGGCAATACAGTTGTGTCTGATATTTGCATTTCTGTTTCGCCATCTATGTCAAATTCATTGCCATCTATGTCAAATTTATTATCCAACTAACTCTCTCCAATTATCAGGAAGATTAAGTGTGATTACTAAATCATTCTCAACCCAAGCTATAACATCATCTAAAAAAATAGACATCTCTTTTGTATTAAGTTCTGTTGTCGATTTTAACACCAGTCTTTGCTTCTTAGCAACTTCTTCTATTCTAGTCTCAAGAAATTCTGACTGGCAATGTACCTTTATAGCATCTTTAGTGTTACCAGTCTCCATCCTTATTTGGTCTACGATAGCGTGATACAATTTGTTCTGCTGTCCGCTCCGGGTCATCTTGTGTGCTTTAATAGTTATGACAGCTTCATCTTCACTAGTATTCTTAAAGAAACTTCTCGTCATGCCCTCTACTATATCAGCTTTAGGTTTGTCTCTCTTTAGTATTCTAGTTAATGTCTCATTCATAATTTAAAATTTTGTAAGAATAAGGTAATAATAAATCCTCTTTAATTAGATACGCATCTTTTGCCTCAGTATCCCCATTACCAACAAACGTTCTAAATTGTAAGTTGTTTTCTATGATGCAATCTTTAATTCTATCTCTTGCTATAAAAATATATTTAGTATGTGTAACAAAAACCCATGTCTTAGCTTTACTAGTAATTAACGCTGAAGGCTTACCATACATTGCAATCTCTACGACTAAATTGCCTGTGTACTTACTCTTAAAATCTTTTTTTACTTCATAGCTTTTGCCATTCTCAGGAACAAATATATCCATCTCTTTACAGTAACCCTCAAGAATCCTAGCACTAGGGTATTGAGCCTTTATTAACTTTAGAACATCTTGTTCTGCATTGTGTCCGTCTTCTAAATCCTCCTTAAAAGTATTCATTTAGTCAAAAGGAGTTCTAGGTGGTGAAGCGGCTTCAGAATAATACTCATCAACCAATAAAGACCTGACTAACTGTCTCTTAGTTCTAGTAATAGCAAATTGAGCCATCTCTTTAATAAAGTGCGGCTTATAGTATGGATGCTCTAACGTGTCATAGAGCGCATGACATGCATGACAACTGTAAAATCCTATGTCATTACCATGACTATCTTTAGCTTTAATTCCAACACCTGAAACGTTCTCATGAGCAAAGACTACGTTCTCATTGTTAACACCTGAGTCACAGACATCAGAGCGAAAAGTGCATGCTTTTCCTTTAGCTGATTTTGTTATTGCATTCTGTTTAATGACCTATCCCCCAATCTATAAATTTCTCAATGACATCTGCCACGCAATATACCACAGCACATTCAGCGCCATTATCTGTAAGCTTATCCATCATTTCTGTTTGGTTCTTACTCACTCTACCTCTTGGTATGATTCCATTCTTAGGTCTCTTAACTTCTAAAAAATAACTCATTCCTTCCCACACAAAACATAAGTCCGGCACACCACTCTTAACACCTTCAGCTCTAAACTTAGACGCTTCTATCTTTCCACGCTTACCGCCATTAGGAATTGCAAAGTAACACACACGCCTAATGTCTAAATACTCACATATAGCTTTTTGTACTAGGTGTTCATCATTTTTCATTTCGTACCTTATCCATTATCATGGTAGATTTAAGCTGGTCACACAATCTAATAATTTGGTTTTCCAGTTCACCCTTCAATTTCTTATCGTCAAGCTTACCTAACAAAGTCATTAAAGAATGAATAGTCTCAGCTACCTCATCCTTCGACATTACGTTGCAGATTTTCTTCAGCTCCTAAATAATTTGAAACTCCATAGATTGCCCAATGTAGCTGTTGTTTGTTTGCGGCAATACGATGAGTTAAACCGGACAGAGAACATCCAAGTAAAGTAGCACATTCTTTCTGTGTTATGCCTAACCTTTTAATTTCTGCTGGGATTGAATGATAATAAATAGCTTTCTTCATAATAAATATATATTGAAAAAGATTTAATTATATCACCATAGATAACTTTTCTTAGTTG